CACCATATAATACCAAAACATATGGGAGGTGGTGATGAACCAGATAATATTATTAAATTAACAGTGCAAGAACACGCAGAGGCACACAAAATCCTTTGGGAAAAGTATGGAAAAAAAAGAGGATGAAATTGCTTGGAGAATGTTAAGTGGGCAAATAACTCCATATGAAGCAACCATAGAAGCAATTAAGAATTCTTCAAGAAAAACTTGTATAAAAAGAAACAAAGAAAATAATCCAATGTGGGATCCTAAAAATGTAGATAAAGCGAAGAAAAATATTAAAAAATTTTGGGATAATAATCCAGATTTAAAAAAAGAAGTATCAAAGAGATCAAAACTAATAAATACAGGTAAGCAAAGAACTGAAAAACAAAAAGAAAATTATAGAAATGCTAGATTGGGTAAATATTATCCAACCTCAAAAAGAAAATGCTCTTGTTTGGGATGCAAAAAAGAAACTACAACTCAAGCATTTCATAGAGTTCACTTAAAAAAATGTTTTGAATAATCGGGTATAGAAAAACGTTAGGAACTTACTATTATCACGAAATTATTAGAAGAACTGTTATCTCCTTTGGTACGTTATTTAATGATATCAATATTCGCCATAAAGATTCTTCTGGAGATAGTATCAGTCAGATAAAAGTTCCTTTAGCATATGGTCCTATGCAAAAATTCCTTGCTAGGATTGAACAGCAATCAGAATTGAATAAACCAATTGCAATGACTCTACCTCGAATGTCGTTTGAAATGACATCAATTCAATATGATGCAACAAGGAAATCTGGAGTAGCACAAACTTTTAAAGCACAAGAAGGAAATAATTTAAAAAAAGTTTATCTTCCAGTCCCATATAATATTGGGTTTCAATTAAATTTGATGAGTAAGATTCAAGATGACGCATTGCAAGTAGTAGAGCAAATATTACCTTATTTTCAACCAGCATTCACATTAACTGTTGATTTAATTGATTCTATAGGAGAAAAAAGAGATATCCCAGTTGTTCTTGATAATGTCTCATTCACTGATGACTATGAAGGAGATTTTTCAACAAGAAGAATATTAATCTATACTTTTAATTTCACCGCTAAAACTTATCTCTTCGGTCCAATTGCAGAGAACAGCGATGGTCTCATTCGCAAGGTTCAAGTTGATTATTATACTGGTACAGATACTCAGACTGCTAAGAGAGAAATGAGATATACTGTAACTCCAGATCCAATTGATGCTGCTCCCGATGATGATTTTGGATTTAATGAATCTATTGAAATGTTCTTTGATGGAAAAGAATTTAGTCCTACAAGACAAACTGATATTTGATAAATTATGAAAAATAATTATGATGGTTTAGATGCCTCTTTAAATATAGAGAGCAGCATTGTAGAAGTAGAAAAAGACAAGGGTGATTTAAATATCACTCCTTTAAAGACTGATGATATTAAAAAAGATTATGAGTACACACGTGCAAATTTATATTCATTGATTGAAAAGGGGCAAGAGGCAATCAATGGAATTATGGAACTTGCCGGAGAAGGTGGCAGTCCAAGAGCATATGAAGTTGCTGGGCAACTTATTAAGAGTGTTGGAGATGTAACAGATAAACTTATTGATTTGCAGAAGAAATTAAAAGATGTGGAAGAAGATACTGTAAAAACAACTAATAATGTTACTAATAATGCGGTGTTTGTTGGTTCTACATCTGAACTTTCAAAATTACTCAAACAAGGTTTTCTAAATAATAAAGAGTAAACATATAGTTTAATGAGTTGGTCTGACAAATATAAAAGATCAATAAACTGTGATTCCCCAAAAGGGTTTTCTCAACGTGCTCACTGTGCTGCTCGTAATAAAAGAGCAAAGGGTGAACCAACAAAATCAAAATCACCTTTTAATGAAATGCATGAAGTAAAATCTCATAAGTCGGTTGAACAAATTGCAAAGAAACATCGTCTTGAAGTTTCTTTCATAAAGAATCAACTTAAAATGGGAATTCCTATCGAGCACGAACATACAAAAGATAAAGATCTTGCTACTGATATTGCTCTTCAACATCTTGATGAAATTCCAGATTATTATACTCGGTTGAAAAAAATGGAAGCAGATGCTAAAAAGCATCATAAAAAGTTTAAAGATGTAAAGGAAGAAACTACATCAGGTGATGAAGGTCTTCATGATTGGTTTAATAAATCAAAATCTTCTGATGGTAAAAAAGGTTGGGTTCAACTTGGTGGTAAGTGGGCAGGTAAACCCTGTGCTCGTCAACCAGGGCAAACTTCTACACCAAAATGTGGTAGTTCTAAAATGAAAAGATCACTTTCAAAAGATGAAGAAGAAACAGCAAGAAGAAGAAAAAATCGTTTAGATCCAAATCAACCAGAAAAAACTGGCGGTGCCAAACCAACAAACGTAAGAACAGAAGAAATGGATTTGCAGGAAGTTAAAGACAAACCAGGAAAAAGTAGCGGTAAAAAAGATGCTTGCTACAATAAGGTTAAGTCTAGATATGATGTTTGGCCAAGTGCATATGCATCGGGAGCACTAGTCAAGTGTCGTAAAGTTGGTGCTGCAAATTGGGGAACAAAATCTGAGGAAATGCAAATGATTAGATACTGTCCAAAATGCCAAAAAGACGAAACCCGTGATGAATGCAAATATGGACCAAAATATTGGGACATGTTTTCAATTCCATCAACATTAACACCAAATCAATTAAAATATAATATTGCTACTGTTCACCCAGCAAATGAAGAAAAGGATCACGAGTATTCAATGGCTCGTTCTGAACTTTCCACAATCATTGCTGCGGCAAAGAGATTAAAGAAGAAAATGAAAGGTGAAGGTAATATTGAAGCGTGGGTTCAATCAAAAATTACTAAGGCAGCAGATTATATTGATGCTGCAGCAGATTATATTGATAGTGGTCAGGGTAAAGTTGATGAAGAATGTTGGGATGGATATGAACAACAAGGAATGAAGAAGAAAGGTAATAAAGTAGTTCCCAACTGTGTTAAAAAAGAAGGATATTCGAATTGGAGAGATGAATTAGAACAACTTGATGAAAATCCAATAGCTGCTGGTGCTGCTTTGGGAATCGCTGCTGGGGGTGCTTATATTGCTAAGAAAGCATATGACGCAGCACAACAAATTAAGAAAAATAGAGAAGAAAAGTTAAAACAAGCAGGTCTTCAAATGAATTCTTATGAAACAGAGTATGAATTAGTTGAATATTCAAACTGGAGAGAAGAAATTAATTTATCTGAAGACTGGCAATCAGTGAATCGTAAAGATAAGACTGATGGTTTAAGTCAAAAAGCAGTAGATGCTTATCGTCGTGAGAATCCTGGTTCAAAACTTCAGACTGCGGTAACTGAAAAGAATCCAACAGGTAAAAGAGCAGGTCGTCGTAAAAATTTTTGCAGCAGAATGAAAGGAATGAAATCCAAACTCACTTCAGCAAAAACTGCAAGAGATCCAGATTCAAGAATTAACAAAGCACTTCGTCGTTGGAACTGTAATTAAAATGAAATCATTTCAACAGTTTATTTCAGAGAGCATCAATATTGCCGGAGATTTCAATGGAAATCTTTATATGAATGCATCTCAACCAGAGACGGCAAATGAATCTTTTCTTGCTGATGTAGTTTGGCAAGGAAGACTATATCGTATGGAAGTTGAAGGTAGGATGATGGATAAAAATGAATTAGCAGAGCAACTACAAAGAGAATATCCTGGTGCAATTGTTCATAATATTTACCCAGCAACATCAAATTCTTTAAAAATTAAAGACGCACAACGATATAGACCAGAAAGATTATCTTGGAGTGATTGATTTATGGCACAATTTAATAAAAATGAACAGGACTTTCTGAATCAAGAAAGGACCCTTTTTGAAGTCAATATGATTGCCAATAAGAATGGCGAAGTAGTTACTATTGATAATCCATTTCCAGTCACAGGAACAGTATCAATTTCTACAACATCATCAGCATCTGTTACATTTCCACCAATAGCAACCGATGCATTTGGTCGTTTAAGAACTTCAAGTCCATTAACACTTTTTGATAGCTCCCACAGATACAAGGACAATAATCTTTGGAGTGGTTTAGTTGTAGGAACTGGTTCAACAGTTGGATTTGTAACTGCACAAGGTTTAGTCAATATTAGTATAGGAACTACTGCTGGATGTTCTGTGATTAGGGAAACCACAAAAGTATTCTCTTATCAACCAGGAAAATCATTACAGGTATTGAATACATTTGTAATGAACCCAGCAAAAGCAAATCTTCGTCAAAGAGTAGGATACTTTGGTGCAGATAATGGAATGTATCTAGAACTTGATGGAAGTACTTTATATTTTGTAGAAAGAAGTTTATCTACTGGAATAACAACACAAATTTCGCAACATAACTGGAATATTGATACGATGCTTGGTGCAGGGCATCTCAATCCATCTGGTG